TGAATGCCACAACTTTTATAGTGTGATCCTCCTACTTGTTTATCTAGTGGATCAGTAGATGAGGGAGCTAATAGTTGTTCTTTTTCCATCTTCAGATTCTCCTGAATTAATAATCTCAAAAGCAAACTTTCTAATTTCTGTTGATTCAAAGCCAGCATACTCGCAGATAGTATCAAAGTCTTGGCAGGAACAAAAGAACCAAGAGTGAGCTTCGTTTCTTATTTCTTTAGATTCATTAGACTCACGTTCTTCTTTAGGCTTTGAAGCATCTAATAAAGCTTGTACTATAACAGCTACATATAAACTTCTGTGAGGATTTTTATCTGTGGAATCGTAGATAGAACGTGCTGATACTTTAACATTCATCATAGTGTTGAACAGGTCTAAAAAATTTACCGCCTACATAATTATTATAGAAGGCGGCTTCCTCTGTTCCCTTTAGAGTAGCAGTTAATACATTGTATTTTATTTGATAGTAACATTCATAGTATCGTAGACTTCTTTTATTCTTAAATTCTGCTAAGATTTTAAAAGAAAAATTATTCTTACCAATCTTTTTTATATCCTCACATAGATGTTTGCTCGATCCTACATAAGATTTCCAATTTGATTCTGTCTTCTTTGTTTTACCTTTAGATTTTTTAAAATTATAATATTGTTTGCAACCTACATAGGCCTTACCGCTTTTTATATTGGTAATAAGATAGACAAAACCAAACTGAGATAGGTCAGGTTTCTTTTTATATACCCAATGCATTACCAGTCTAGTACCTCTGGTACATCTGGCTCCTTGGCTACATTCGTTAGGAATCTTTTTCCTCTAGCGTATTGGAAGACTCGTAATCCTTTACCTTGGTTTGCATCAGACCAACAACCTTTCTTATGAGAGCAATACACACACCCAACAGGAAGCTTATGGTTGCCAGACTTGCCGTCAGGCACAGGATCATAACAATGGTTAGGCATTGTATCCCTTTGTACCATATCTTTAAGATACTTGACCCTATCTCTGGCATTTATCATCTCCATTGAATGTACTTTTGATAAACAAATTTCACCTGTAGATTTATCTATGACTAGAAAGGCTGCTTCATCTAGCCCATTAGCATCAGCGTAGGCTGATATTTGAGCAATGTATCCAAAGGGATCGTCATAAGACAAAGAATGATTCTTAAACTTTTGAAAGCCTGGGCCAGAAGCACTCTTACAATCTACAAGAACTCCATCAATTAGTGAATCCTGATGGCCCTTAACTCCTTCTATCTCCACCTCCTTCTGTTGTTCAGTAACCTTGTGACCAGAGATGGAAGCACATAAAAGAAGGAGTTCCTCCAGAATATATCCATATAAAAATTTAATTCTAGTACTAGAACTTATAGGGACACTAGTATTCTGACTATTAATATCATACCAAAGCTGCCTATCAGGTTTACCTATAGCTGATAGTCGTAAGTTACCCCTAGTCCTGGGTTTCTCATACATAAATTCTTTGATATGTACCTTAAGCATATCTCCAAATATATCAATATGTTTATCTACTTCTTCTTCATCCATATCAATTGGATCAAGAGAGAATAGATTATAAATATCTTCAACGAGTGTGTCTATTTTTTTCATGATAAAAAAAGAGGGGGTGGCAGTTTAGTACCACCCCCAAGTCTCCGTTTATGGAAAATTTAAAACTAGCTTATCCCGGAAAGGGGATATCATCAGTTAAGTCATTAACATAACCATCTTCAACTACGGCAAAGTCTTCAGCGCCGCCACTGTACTCTACTAGGTCTACTACTTGGACACCAAGAAGGTATCCCTTTACACCACCGCCATAAGCTGAATACTCTTTAGGAAAATAAGAAGCATTTACCTTAGAGCCGTTGCCGATCCTCTTGTCGGTAGGGAAGGAATTTCGAAGAGAATCTTTTACAGGCATGGCACGGGGCGTTCCGTCTTTGGTACGAGCGTACTGTTTGAGGGTAACAAAATCACCTCTATCATCGCTCTTGTTCTTAATAGAAAGACCATCCCCTTCTGCAATCTTTTTATTCTTTGCATCAAGATTACAGATTTCAATGCTCCATTCGCCATCGGAATTAAACTTCGTGTTGGGAGTAAGAACGTGCGCCCAATAGGCAGTACCAGAAATAATACGGTTACTCATAATTTTCTCCTTGTGATAATAACATAGGGTTAATAACAATAAAATAGTGATCATCTAGTTTCGTAGTTTTTCTCCTTTCATCTTGGGTGTAAGTATATCATATAGAATTACATAAGTCAAGGGCTTTTTTAATGTGTCTCACTCCATGTCCAACCTGCCTTATGGGTACAATCAAGTGGACACTTCATACCCAAGGATTCTTCAGCTTCTTTTATAGCTTCCTTGGTAATTAAACCAAAACGATTAACATCTTTCTTGGCTACCTCAAACTGATATTCATCGTGGACAGACGCTACTAGCCTAGCATCTAATCCAGTCCTTCTAATACGTTTATCTATATGAACCAACCATTCCTTACATACAATAGCTCCTGCTCCTTGCAAGAGAGTGTTGACGCTTGAATAAACCTTTCTTATCTGAAGGTATCTTCCATCCAATCCTATTATAGTTCCTTCCTGGGCAGCTTCCTGGGTATTCTCCCTTAATGTTTTTAGATTTGGAACATTATCTAAGAACCTTTTAATAAGTTTGTAGCCTTTTCCAGGACCGGCACCTACTACCTTTCCTATCTTGTTTGCACCGGCACCATAAAGAAAGGCATAGATAAAGGTCTTAGCCTGATCTCTTGTATCTAATCCTGCTGCCTTTTGATTAGCTGTATGTATGTCTCCATTCAGTATCTCATTGGTATAACCTCTGTCATCTAGGTAATGAGCAAGGCATCTTAATTCCAGAGAACTTGCATCAGTGCCTACCAGAACATGAGTATTAGGATTCGATACCGTCCATAAGTTTCTACATTCTTTTCCATAAGGTGAATAGATAGCAGGAACCTGTGCCATGTTAGGAGAGTGGTGAGCCATCCTACCTGTGACGGTCTTGAGAGTTAAGACCTTACCTCTTACTCTGCCATCCTCATCACACTCCTTTATCCAGGATTTTAATAGTCCTGTTCGTTTCTGTAGAAGGAAGTAACGGCTAAACATCTTAGCCTCTTCCATTGGAATCTTATCAAGAACCTCTTCATTAATAATAACATTATCTTTCTCTGTTTTCTTTGTTGGTTCCCATCCTTTCTCCATAAGTCTTTCAGCAATCTGCTTACGACTGGCAATATTAAATGGCTGTTCTTTTGTCTTGGTTTTAAGCTGGATTATCTTGGGTGGAAAAATATCCAGTGCTTGTTTCTCTAAATTAAATTGCTCATCTTCCAAACGTGCCAGTAAGATCATTGCTTCTGGTAGATTAAAGGCAAAGCCATTCTTCTCCTGGTGATCTACTATAACCCTGATGTTTCTTTCAAGCTCATATGATCTGTCTGAAAAAGGACTACCTTCCAGAGATAATGTCTCTGCAAGTTTCTGTGTTATCTCTGTGTCCTGCTTACAGTAAGCTAACATTTCTGTACTGTAATTTTCAAAGCTATCGCAGTCTCCTTTAGGGAGTTCTAATCTTTCTCCCCATGCTTTTAAAGAATGACCACCATCTCTGATGGGATTAAATAACTGTGACTCTATAAGAGTATCCCTTATTTGAGTAGCCTTGATGGTTGCTCCTGTTAATTTGTTTAGAATTGGAGCATCAAAACTTATACCGTTGTGCATAATAAATTTATTTATTTTCTTAGACCATTCTCCAAAACCTCTACACTGATCTTCAATCCATATCTTCTCCTTTCCAGAGTTTTCTTCTCTGGCTACTATGCAATGTATTTTTGTAGCATCTAATCCATCTGTTTCAATATCAACTATCGCTGTTGTCATAGGTCATATCCACTTGATAAACTGATTCAGTACGAATATGAAAGAACTTTTCTCCCCTAGCTATGTTTTTATTGTAAGCTTCTTTAACTTCAGATTCAAGAAGTATATCTCCTGGAACGTGCCATGCCTTCTTAAAATCACTACGGAAAACAACAAAGGTCAGATCACTTTGAGGAAAGTCCTTCTGCCATTTATCTAATAGTCTTTTCTTTCTATAAGGAATCCTTAACTCTTTCCAGTGAGGAGGCCAGTCACCTTCCCATCCCCATTTAACTTCGACTTCATAGAAGTGATTGTTAGAGTTAGCATCTAAATGTCCTCTTATATCAAAGCCATAGTTCTCATCTGATTCAATGACCAGATCTGGAATGTTTTTATTTAACCATCCTATCATATGTTTCTTTGCTGGTACATCTGCTTTGTCATACTCATCTTTGCTAAAAGGCTTTCTCATTCTCTAACTCCTTTGTTATATTTTTAAAATATTCACCTACCATTATAATCTGATCTGGTGTAGCATTACTCATTATCTTGTTAGCTAAATTACAGACTATTTGTACATTACCTTTTATGTATCCTAACTCAGGAATAATTCTATCCAAACTTGGAGAATGATTTGATCCTCCATTCTTTCCTTTCTTAAGATAAATTCCTAAAGCTGGACATTTATTATCTTTAGGCCATATATTTTTAATATACTCAGGAT